TTAGGCAGGTCGCCGGACTTAATCCGGTCATAGATGAAGGTTTTACCGAAGCCAGTATCGGCCATGATGAATTTCAAATCAACCAGTGAATCAGGTTGTAGTTCGTGTTGCATGAGTGCTATCTCCGAATAGGGAATCGAACCTGCAAATCAGGCAATAAAAAACCGCCATCAGGCGGCTTGGTGTTCTTTCAGTTCTTCAATTCGAATATTGGTTACATTGTTTTCATATATGAATAAATAAATTAGCTTTTTTCGTTGCCTTCGCTTTCTTTATTAATTTTAACAAACTCGTTTTTACCACGCTCTCCAAATGCGTCTTTAGAGTCGTTGTATCCGCAATCGCAGCACACATAATCTCCAGACCATCCACGCATTGTTTTTTCTTTTGCAATATTTCCAGAACCGCATTTTGGACAAGACATATCACTACCTCCAAAGCATGAGTGAGATGACAACGTAACATTGATTGGAGATTAACAATAGATTGCTGATGTAAAAGATATGTATAAGCTTCGCTTTCAAAGTGGAGGCTCTGGTAGCGGCATCCAGTGTGACGGCTCACATACCCCCTCAACACCGTTCATGTAAAAGAATTGAAATAACCCTTTACCTTTGTGAAACCCTACCATCTGCTCTTTTGTGTCTGAACAATAAACCAAAACATCTTCTTCGTTTGGCATTCGCTCACTACAGCTTATCCAACTATCCGGAGTTACCGGAGAGTTGGTTGACGTTTCCGCAATATCCCGAAAATTATTGGTTGACGAATTCTTGTTTTCCCGAAAGTTTCCGGACTGAAGCATGGCGGCGCGGCAGGCGCTCCATCCAGCTGTTCGCCCAAGCGCGTAAACTTCAGATGGCTCAAGATAATCAATGTCATGCCCGTCCTCATCGTCGTTCTCAGGTAATGCAGCAGGTACTACCGGTACTGGCGGAGCGGCGTAGACTTCAATAATCCCATTATCAATAGGCCACTCTCCATCCTTGATGTAGTCACTTGTACCGTCAACTTGCTGTTCTGCAATGTGGAATGCACCAACTGGCTCTGCCTCAAGCGAGGCCAGTGCAATTCGTGCCAGTTCCATTTGTTCGCCACGGGTAAGCCCGTTTTCAAGCGGATTTTTAATGAATAATTCGATACGTTCTTTGGTAATAGTGGTCATAGCTATTTCACCTTAATCTCAACATTTCGCAGCTTTAGCTCTACTGGCAGGTCTGACTTTCCTGTTAATGCTAATGCGAGATTTTCTGGGGTAATGAGAGCAGTTATTGCTTTCCCCATTGCCAGACGAATAATTATTCGTATTTCGCGATCGTCACATGCTCCTGGTCGAACGATTGATATTTGTCCGTCCATATCACTCTCCTTTGATGCGAATGCCAGCGGCGCGGGAATCATTCCATCGCTTTACTTCTTCACGAATTACGTCAATGCATTCTTTCGAATCCATTAGGTAATCTTCATCAAAAAGCCTTTCCTGTTCGTTTTCTATCGCAACAATGATTGCTTCAACTAACTTTTGTGCCTGAGAACCACTTTCTAACTCTGCAATGCGCTTCTCTGCGGCTTCCAGCTTCTCGCGCATATCGTCAACGTACTCGACCAGAGAACCGCCAGCAGGAATTTCGCACTCCTCGACCAGTTGGAAGTAGATATCAGCTGCGGCCCGTGTGTTGCTATGCCTAGCGTCGCCCATCTCACCTTCACGAAGAGCATCGCGTTCGGCGGTAAGATTGGCTATTTTGCTGTCTTTGCCTTCCAGCTCAACGCGCAGCTTCCCAACCGTAAGCGCAATATCCTCGTTCTCCTGATCGCGGCTTTTGATGTATTGCTGGTTTCTTTCCCGTTCATCCAACAATGCCAGCGCGATATCTGGCGAAAAGTGCTTCATAAAATCGTTAAGCGCATTAATTCGCTGATCGCAAGGCATTACAGGTGCTTCACCGGCAATTTTTGTTTTTTCAGCGATTTCACGAAGCTTTTGATAATCAATCTTGCTCACTGGTTGCCTCCTGCTTTTCTGCCTTCAACACCATGCGAGAACCATCATCCAGCTCCCACGCGATCTCACCACCTTCAGCCATGACCAGTCGCCACACCAATTGAGCAGCCTCATTGGTAACATCACGACCTGGATCATTGCCAACGCGCATACGTCCACCTTCAACATCGCGCATTTTTGCCAGCATGATAGTTTTTGATAGCGGTGAAAAACCAAGCTGTAGTCGTGCGGAATTACTCACTGCTTGCCTCCTTTACGCCACATCGCATTCAGATATTTGTTTTGATTCACTGATGGAAAAGAATTTCTCTTAAGCAATTCCTCTATCGATGGCATTGGCTTTACGCGTTGGCGAATAATCATTTCTGCCGGAAGAATTCCGGGATTGTATGCAAGTCCTCTCATGGTAAATTCCTCAGTCATTACTGATAGCGCCATAGCGTGAGCGGTAATTACGCAGGCGCGGGTCGATATATTCAGGGAAGTGGGTATATGTGGCTTTGCGGAATGGTCGGATTGATGTCTGGTAAATTCGCTCGCGTTCTTCTTTCTCTGCAAGCCATATACAGTGGCGAAATTCCTTTTCCTCTTTCGTTTCCTGCGGTAGCGACATTATCAGGTCGTAGTTTTTTCTGAATTTATCCAGCACCTCCGATACGGAATTGCCGGAACAGCGGCGCGCGTCGTCCGCACCATACAGAGGCGCTGGCATGATTTTCTCCTGATTAAATTGCGTGAATAGCGTGACGAGGGAAGGGGAGAGTTACTGGTGCAAAGGGTATATCGTCGTCAAAATCCATCGGAGGTTCGTTGTGTTGTGCTGGTGATGATTGCTGCTGTGGCTTCTGTGATTGCCTGCTGGCTGCTTGTTGTTTGCTGTCGCCAATGCCGCCAAGCATCTGCATCACGCCATTAATTCCGACATGAACCTCGGTTGTGTAACGGTCTTGCCCTGACTGGTCTTTCCACTTTCTGGTTCTCAGCATTCCCTCGAAATAAATCTGATCACCTTTTTTCACATACTGCCCCACGACCTCAGCCAGTTTCCCGGATACAGCAACACGATGCCATTCAGTCAATTCCTTTTGCTCGCCAGTATTTTTATCTCGCCATTGTTCTGACGTGGCTATTGTCAGGTTAGCGAACGCTGTTCCTGATGGTGAGTATCGAACTTCCGGGTCTTGTCCTACCCGACCAAGGATAATCACCTTATTTACGCCTCTGCTTGCCATTTATGCCGCCTGTTTTAGTTCGTTAACTCTGATGCTCATTACCTGAACGCATTTAGCCTGCGCATCCTCATTGCCAGCCATTAATTGCCAGTCACGCTGATAACGCTCGATGAGTTTTTTCTTGTCAGTTTCTGTTGACGCATAATCGCTGAAGTCTTTCAGGATTTGTTCGCAGTCAACCGATGGAGATTTCTGGTTGGTATTTTCTGGTGATGGTTTGTTATCTGATGCTGGGATTGCCCATCCCGGAAGCGATGGAGGGAGCCAGTAAAATCCTGTTCCATCCTTCAGTTTTGCCCTGTGTCACCCCTGCTTTTTATCGAGAGATGTTTGTGCGAAACCTTCCTCAAGGTTATACAGATACCGACCGATTCCCCACTGAACGGCAGCGCGCTTCATTGCACCGGAACGACCACCTTTGACGGCTTCTACCTGCGTGTTTTCAGCAGCATCCCATTTGGTTACCCATTCGGAATCAATCTTTATTGATATGCCGCATTCAACGCCGCCGTTGTTGGGAATATCGCGGTATTCATTGCGCCATCCTGCTTTGCCGCAAACATCGTCCAGGCGTTTCATGATTGCCCGGTTCGTGACATAAGCCAGCACCATAGCCCACACCTTGCCATCGCGTGTTTTACCGCTTTGCTGTATTCGCCATTCGATATCTTCAGGGCTGAATGGCTCATCGAATTTGTTCAAATCCATAATTCACCTCAGAATGGACAAGGCCCAAGGAAATAACGCTGATTTAATACTTCGACTCGGGACAAATTAAGGCATACCCGCATTCCTTCGCGGTCGCCATTATGGCGATACCAGAGAGCTTTCTGCGTGTACATGCGTCTCTGTAACTTGCTCTCCTTCACTGTGGTTGCAAGTGACATGAATATCTCCTTCGTTACCGATTAATTCTTTCATCTGACGAATGAATTCTTCGTCTGACCAGTTATCTGTAAAACTCATGGACGGCCTTGTTGTTTCAAAATATCCCAAAGCTTTTCGAGCAAACTTTTCATTCTTGGTTGTTTAAAGTCTGCTCCGGTTAAAATATTTTTTCGTGAATGCTGCACCGATAAAATCGGGTTGAAAGGGCGAACCGATGCCGCCCCTGCAATAGCGAACTGTTGCATAGGATGCTCCTTCTGTTTGATTGCATAACGAAAACGCCTCAAGTGAAGCGTTATTGGTATGCATATAAAAAAGCCCTCGCACTGGAGGGCAAAGAAGATTTCCAATAATCAGAACAAGTCGGCTCCTGTTTAGTTACGAGCGACATTGCTC